AACGCTCCAAAATGGTGAAATTAAAGAGTGTTGCAACGTTTTAATCAATACAAACGGAATAGATGTTCCCTATAATGATGCAAATCATGCAGGTAGAATCAATGCAGGGATTGACATAATAAACTGTTTTTCTGAGAAGTATCAGAAATATTTACCTATATTTATTGATTTTCGGGAATCAGTTACTGAAATCATTCAAACAAATTCACAAGTGATTAATTTAATCAAAGATGAGAAGTGTAAAATATTAACTATTGTAAAGGGGAAATGATGAAAACAAAAAAGATTGATGAACGAAAAATGTTCGTTATTCGTCTTAACAAAGAAGAATATTCAGAATTGGAAAAAGCAAAGACAAAAGAGAATCTTCCAATGAAAGATTCAGATATCATTAAGTTATTTTTATTACGTTATTTAGGAGGTTCGAAATGAATGAGGTTGGAAGGACAGAAACATCAAGCCAGAAGATGGCAAGATATTTAGATTCTGATAGTGTAAAGCGACAATTCGAGAATGTTTTAAAAGAGTCAGCCGGCTCTTTTATGGCATCAATTATTGAGAGTTACAACGATAAAGCTCTTACAGGATGCGAACCTGGAGCAGTAATTATTGAGGCAATGAAAGCAGCGTCGCTTAAATTGCCTCTTAATAAGAGCTTAGGTTATGCTTATTTGGTCGCTTATAAGAATGTACCTACCTTTATTATTGGCTATAAGGGATTAACACAACTCGCTTTAAGAACAGGTTTTTATAAACATTTGAATACGGGAATTGTTTACGAAGGGCAAATTAAGAGCCAAAATTATATCACTGGAGAATTTGAAATTTGTAAACCAGATACCAGTAAACCAGTAATTGGCTATTTTGCACATTTAGAATTAGTTAACGGTTTCAAAAAAACTCTTTTTGCAGAAATAGAAAAAATAAATTCTCATGCAAAAAAGTATTCGAAAAATTACGGATCGGAATATTCCCCGTGGAAAAATGAGTTTCATAGCATGGCAAAAAAAACCGTACTGCGTGACCTGCTAAGTCATTGGGGTTATATGAGCGTTGAGATGGCGCAGAGCATTTCTACAGAGGAAGAGGTGCCTGACTATGGGGAAGAGGTTTTACCGAACTCTCAGCCTCTCCCAGAGGCAAAAAAAGAGCAAATTGAAGCACCAAAAACAGAAGATTCACCGGGATTTTAATATGAGCTTAACAACATATCTTATTATAGTTGCTGCTATTATTGTAATTTGTGTTATTATTTCTGATTAAAAAATGCCGGAGAAATCCGGCAGAAAGAATTCCACAAAATGAAATTAAAAATAGTTGGAACGGGGAGCAGAGGAAACTGCTACGTAATTGAGGATTCTGAAAAAAAACAACTAATGATCGAATGCGGTGTAAATATAAGCAAGGTGAAAAAAGCTTTAAACTTTGATTTTTCGAAGGTTGAAGGTTGTTTTATTTCTCATGAGCATCAGGATCATTGTGAGTTTTTCAGGGAAGTTGAAATATGTGGAGTGCGGATATATACAAACGATTTGGAATTAATGACTTTTGAATCTTGTTATATTACAACGAATGAAATTATACGAACTTTACATTATACTATTCAAGCCTTTATTGTTGAACATGATGCAAATAATCCATTAGGTTTTCTGATTACATCTATTGTTGACAATAAACAAATATTGTATATTACCGATACTAAAAATGTTCGTTGGAAATTCCAAAACATTGATTATCTTATGATTGAGTGCAATTATGATAACGATAGCCTTGACAGGAATATAGGAAAATATCAGGGTGAATTGCTTAACAGAATAATAGATAACCATATGAGCCTTAATGGTGTTTTGGAGTTTATTCTTGAGCAAGATCTTGAATTAAAACATGTTGTCTTAATTCACAAAAGCGAATCGAATCTTAATGAGGAATTGGCTATCAATGAAATAGGTAAGCTATTGTGTGCAACACAAATAAGCATCGCTGAAAACGGAATGGAAATATTACTTTAGGAGTTAAAAATGGTCACTAAATAATTTAGCAAGGATTACAGAATGCCATTAGTAAATATATTGTTTTGGGCTATAATAATATTAATAGTCTTATTGATAATTGCCTTATATAATCTGTTTGAATATAGTCATTTAGTCGATAAGATATTGAAAGAAGCTGCTGAAAATGAGAGGAAAAAAAATGAAAATAGATTTCAATAATGTTAGACGTCAATCTGTTTATTCGCTTAATTCATTGATAATAGCGATTAAGGAACATTTTGAGAAAGATATTCCTGACAGTATCAAAACACCATTGGAAAATCTTAGAAGTGCAGTGGTTGGAATAGCTTGCATCTATTCAGAGGATGACCCTGAATGCGTATGCATTTTAGATGATAATTTGGGAGTCGAATCAATAGAAGATGAGGAAGAATAATGGATTACATCGAATATCTTGAGAAAAAAAGGCAAATGGGGAGCAATAGTGGTTTTGAACCAAATTTCATCCCGGATTATCTGTTTTATTTTCAGAAGAGTTTGGTTAATTGGGCTATACATAAGGGTAGGGGTGCCCTTTTCGAAGATTGTGGGCTAGGCAAGACAATTCAGGAGTTAGTATGGGCTAAAAATATTTGTAACCATACTAATGGTAAAGTGTTAATACTTACACCATTAGCAGTGAGTCACCAGACAAAAAGGGAGGCTGATAAATTCGGAATTGATGCGGTAACTTCTTTTGATGGATTGATAAAATCGGAAATTGTTATAACGAATTATGAAAAGCTTTGCAAGTTTAACCCTTCTGATTTTAAGGCAGTTGTGACTGATGAGTCGAGTTGTTTGAAGAATTTTGATAGTGCTCACAAGGCTGAAATAACTAATTTTATGCTTAAAATTCCTTACCGATTGCTGGGTACTGCTACCGCTGCTCCGAACGATTATATTGAACTCGGAACATCAAGTGAGGCATTAGGTTATATTGGTTTTATGGATATGTTAAATAAATATTTCAAAAACACTAATAACGATTCGGGGATGAAAAAAATGTACGGGGAGGCTCCTAAATGGAGGTTTAAGGGGCACTCGGAGCTTCCTTTCTGGAGGTGGGTGACCTTTTGGGCTCGTGCTTGTAGAAAGCCTTCCGATTTAGGCTTTAATGATGAAGATTTCAAACTTACCCCATTTACAGAAAAAGAACATCTTGTCGAAACAAAAGAGATGCGGCCAGGCTTTTTATTTAATGTTCCTGCAAGAACACTACTTGACCAGAGGGATGAGAAAAAAAGAACCATAAAAGACAGATGCGAAAAAGTACTTGAGATAGTATCAGACCATAATGATCAATCAGTTATCTGGTGTCAATATAACGAAGAAGGGGAAACATTAAAAAAAATGATTCCTGATTCTATTGAGATATCAGGTAAAGATTCTGATGACAAAAAGGAAAAAGCTTTTCTTGATTTTGCAAATGGGAATATTAAGAGACTGATTACAAAGCCAAAAATAGGAGCATTTGGTATGAATTGGCAGAATTGTGCACATATTGTTTATTTTCCTTCTCATTCATATGAGCAATATTATCAAGCTATTCGGAGATGCTGGAGGTTTGGGCAAAAGAACCAGGTTACTATTGATATTGTTTTGACAGAATCGGAAAGAAAAATAATGCAGAACCTACAGCATAAAAGCATACAAGCAAATAACATGTTTACAAATTTAGTTAACGAAATGAATAATAGTTTAGAATTACAAAAACAAAATGAATTTACAAAAAAGGAGATTATACCAACATGGCTATAAAAGACCAGTTAATAACAGAAAATTATGCTATCTATAACGGTGATTGTATTGATGTTATGAAAAATATTCCTGATGGAAAAATTCACTTGTCAATATATTCTCCTCCATTCGCTGGGCTATATCACTATTCGAGCAATGACAGAGACTTGTCTAACTGTGTTGACAATGATGATTTTATGAAGCATTATGATTATGTTGTAAAGGATATTAACCGAATCACAATGAAAGGAAGAATAACAGCAGTTCATGTAACTGACGTGATTAAAAGCCTTTCAGGACATGATATATTAATTGACTTATCAGGAATGGTGATAAAACTGCATCAGGAAAATGGTTTTGATCTAATCGCAAGGCATACCATATGGAAAGAGCCTCTTTGGGTACGAAATCGGACTTATGTTAAGGCACTATTTCACTCGCAGATATGTGAGGATGCTGCTTATGCAGGTGTTGCGAGTGCTGACTATTTACTTGTTTTCAGAAAAAGGGGAACGAATCCGGTAAAAATTGAGCATCCGACCGGATTTGAATACTATGCTGGAGAATCGCCAATACCTGCGGAATATGCAGAATTCAAAAATTGGCAGGGTGACCAAAAGCTTAACAAATGGTCACATCACATTTGGAGGCGTTACGCTTCGTCTATTTGGGATGATG